AAGGACTTGATAATATAAACCGATCTGATTTTGGAATGTCTTTTACTCATGCTTTTCCAGAAGATGGCACTACAACTAGTGGTGCTATTGTGGGTCCTGGTGGTCCGAGTACATTTGATGGAGTTAGTGCAGATTCTGTAGATGTAAATACAACTCACACTGTTGGAAGCGATACTTATAGATATATGCAGTGGAACAGTGCTTTAGTAGGTGTAAATAATGGTAATACTGGCACAATGGGAATAGCTATGTATATTGATGTAAATAACGGAAAAGCTGTAATTGAAATTATACTTGGGTCAGGTGGGCGTGGTGCTTTTAATCAAATTAAAAATGTAGACATATTCACAACATCAACTGGAAGAAAATTAACTTTTACAAATAATACAAGTCATACAATTACATTGTCTGGAGGAAATCCTTATACAAGCACTGCTGTAGCAGCTAGTGGCACAGGTGTTGTTAATAGAGATTCTCAAGATGGATCATTTGACATCACGGGCACATTTCCAGATACAAATAATAGTGGCGATCCTCTGTCTTCTGTTGGATTAAATGAAACTTCTTCAACAACTGTCAATGTGGATAACCATACTGGCACTAACTCGGTAAAGGCTTTCTAATGCCCTATACAAGTTTAAAATTTAGACCAGGTATCATATCAGATCTTACTTCTTACAGTAATGAAGGTGGGTATGTTGATGGTGATAAAGTCAGATTCCGTAACGGCTTTCCAGAAAAGTTTGGTGGTTGGGTAAAGCATAACGCTAATACATATCAAGGGTCTGCAAGAAGATTACATAATTGGGTCGCTCTTGATGGTTCCGATTATTTAGGTGTTGGAACACATCTTAAATATTACATAGAAGAAGGTGGTAGTTTTAATGATATTACACCAAAGAGAGGAAGTGACGTTACATCTGGTGTTACATTTACAACAAACACTACTACAAATACAGAATCACAAGTTATTGTTAATACAAATGCACATGGAGCAAATCTGAATGATTTTGTAACAATATCAAATGCTGATGCGGCAGTTGGTGGAATTCCAGCGTCTGCTATTGGTGACTCTGACGGGAAAGAACATCAAATAATTGAAATTGTTAGCTCTAACGCTTTTAAAATTGATGTTGGTACTAATGCAAGTTCAGTAGCAACAGGTGCTGCAAAAAGCAGTGGCAGTGTTACTTTGAGTTTTCAAATAAACACAGGTCTTGATGCCACAGTTGGTGGTACAGGGTGGGGTGCTGGTCAATGGAGTGGCACGACTGACGGAGCAGCAGCCACAACAATAAATGAAGGTGGTACATTTAGTAATTCAGATACTACATTAACAGTAACAAGTTCAAACCCCACACATCAAATCGCCACAGGTGACATAATATTAATTGAAAAAGAATTACTTTTTGTTACTGGTGTTTCTTCTAACAATCTTACAGTTGTTCGTGGACATACTGGTTTGAATGCCAATACTGACCCAGTGGGTACATCTAGTTCTACACAAGACACAAATTCTTTTTCTGTCGCTGCTTCTCATGCAGATGGAACGCTTGTTCGTTTGGTTAAAGGCAATGCCACGGCAACTGATGATTTCGTAGGATGGAGTAAAGCGTCCTCTATCACGACTCCCGGAGCTGAAATAAGGACATGGTCACATGATAACTTTGGTGAAGATTTAATTTTAAATCCAAGAGATGGAGCTATTTATTACTGGGATAAATCTAATGGACTAAGTAATCGTGCAGTAGAATTAAAAGATGCTTTTGTTTCTGGTCGAACCAGTATTCCACAAATTGCAAAACAGGTTTTAGTATCTGACCAAGATCGTCATGTTATTGCTTTTGGGTGTGAAGGGTTAGGTGCTTCAAGTACAGCGACAGAAGGAAGTGGCACTCAAGATCCTTTACTTATACGTTTTAGCTCACAAGAAAATCCAGTAGATTGGTTTCCAACTGCAACAAATACAGCAGGTGATTTAAGACTTGGTGGTGGGTCAACTTTTATGCAAGCAGTCGAGACAAAACAACAACTTCTTGTTTTTACTAATAAGACCTTACACTCTATGAAATTTATAGGTCCTCCATTTACATTTGGTCTTCAAGAACTATCGAAGAATATTACAATTATGAGTCCAGCTTCTGCCGTTCCAGTTGACGATGTAGTGTTCTGGATGGGCGTTGATACATTCTACCTTTACGCTGGAGGCACACAACAACTGCCTTGTCCAGTAAAAGATAAAGTCTTTTTAGATTTTAATTTTGATGAAAGAGACAAGGTTCATGTTGGCGTAAACTCCGAGTTTAGTGAAGTTATTTGGTTTTATCCAAAGGCTGGAAGCTCAACTGTTAATGCTTATGTTGTGTATAACTATGAAGGTAAGGTCTGGTACTACGGAACACTGACTAGAGACGCTTGGATAGATCGTGGCATAAGAACTTATCCGATTGCAGCTGGTTCTTCTTATTTATATAACCATGAATTAACAAATGATGATGATGGATCTCCGATGACATCGTTTATTGAATCAGGACCTATGGACATGGGTGATGGTGATAAATTTGTTTCTATTAAACAAATGTTACCAGATGTAACTTTTAATGGCTCAGATAACCCAACACCAAGTGTGTCTTTTACATTAAAAGCTAAGAACTCTGCTGGAGGTAATTTTCTTCAAACAGAATCAAAAGATACAACAAGAAGCACAACTACTCCAATAGAACAATTTACAGATAAAATAGATTATCGTGTACGAGGACGGTCTTTTGCTATAAAAGTAGAGTCAACGGGCATTGGGGTTAAATACAAATTAGGTACGCCTCGTGTTGATATGCGACCAGATGGGAGAAGGTAATGTTAGTTAGTGGCATACCACAATATTTGCAAAATTTAAGAAATGCTAAAGTTGATTTAGATAGCACTAGCGTTACAACTTTATATACAGTTCCTACAGATGCAGACTTTAATGCTTCTACTGTTACTTCTATTTTAGTTAGTGAGGACTCTGGTAATGCTGATACAATAACAGTAACGCTTGTAAGTGGTAGTGATACGTTTTCTTTATTTAAAGTAAAAGCAGTTGGTGCTAATACAACCATAGAATTATTAACGAATGATTTAGTATTACAAAGTGGTGAGATACTGAAAGTACAAGCAGCAACTGCAAATAGACTTCATGTTGTTGCAAGTATACAAGAATTTGCGAAGACAAGAATAACAACAAGTGCTATAAGTGGAATATAGACTTAACAAAAAAAATGAGGTAGTATCTGTCTATGGATCTGGCAATTAAGGAAGAAAAAATACCATCTGGCGGTATAGCTGACTTTATTTACACCGATGAGGAGCTACAAACCTTAGAAAACCAAGAGGTTGAACAAGAGTTTGGTAAGGGCGGTATCGCACAATTTAAAGAGGTTGGTAAGAAAATAGCGACCTATGGTCGTTATGGTGATGATACTGTTGCTCACGTTGAAACAGGCGAGCTTATCGTGCCACGGGCCTTGATAGAAAATAATCCAGAACTAAAAGAAAGTATTTTTTCTCATTTAAAAGAGCTGGGCGTTGAAGATCCAGAGAGATATGTCGTTGGAACAAAGAAAAACAGCATCAATCCTAATACAGGTTTGCCTGAGTTCTTTCTTAAAAAGTTATTTAAAAGTGTGTCAAAAGGCGTTAGTTCTATAGGAAAAGGCGTATCAAGGGCATTAGGTGGTGTTGGTAAAGCTCTTAAAAAGGTCGCTCCAATAGTTTTGCCTATGGTATTAGCAGCCACGCCTCTCGGGCCAATCTATGGTGCAGCCTTAGGTTCAGGTATCTCAACGCTTATGCAAGGCGGTGATCTAGGAGATGCAGTAAAAAGTGCAGCCTTGGCTGGTGGTGTAGGAGCAATATACAGTGGTGCAAGCGGAGCTATTGCTGGAAAAGGCTTCGGTACAGGTGTGTCAGAGGCTTTGGCTAGTCCCGGTGCAAGGTTTGATCAATTATCTTTAAGCGACCCTTTTAAATCTTTTCAACCTACTCCTTCAAAAGTTGACATTCAAAAATTAGACCCAATAAAAACAGCTGATATTGACGTTACGGTGGGTAAAGATAACTTTGGAGAATTTGATCCTTTAGTACCTAAAAAGCCGACCATGTATGAGAATTTAAAAAGCGGTGCAAGTAAAGTCGGTGATTATATAATGCCTGATAAAAAGAGTTTTGTAGATGTTTTAAAAGAAAAAAACATAGATCCATTGAAAGCTACCGAGGCACAAATAAAAGTAGCAAAAGAAATAGCAAGTAAACAAGGACCGGGATTTTTAAGAAGATACGGTCCTACAGCTGGTCTAGCTGGTCTTGCACTTTATGCTGGCGGTGCTTTTGATGCACCTGAACAAAAAAAATTAAACATACCTATTAGTGGTATGGAGTTATTTAAACAGAACCCTGACTTATACAGGGTTGCAAACATGACACCAAGACGAGCAACACGCAAAGATGAGACAGAAAAAGAAAGAGATTTTATCTACGAGCCTTACAAGTTTAAAGACCCTAGCGTATTTTATGCAGCTAACGGTGGATTAGCCGCTTTAGGACGAAGCATAGGTTCAAAACTTGGAGATACTATTCAACCAAAAATAAAAGAAATACCCAGTTTTTTAAACGAAGTAGAATCTATGGCGGAGAGTAGGTTTGGGGTCGATATATCAAGCCCTGTGCCCCCGGGTTTTGGAGAGGTAAGAACTTTCCCCGCTATGCCTTTAAGAAATACAGGCGGTATTCAACTAGGGTCTTCAGGTCCCGCTACTACAATAATAGAAGGATTGCCTAAATCAGATTTTCCTGATATTTTTCAAGCTTATATGCCTATAGATCAAGGTGAGGGCATAGATCAGTTTGGTAAACCTATGCCAACAAACGAGCAAACAGGTCCAGCAATGACGGACGAAGAGCGTTTAAATATGTTAAAATCAGCTTTTGGGCAAGGTGTATCTCAAAGTAGTGCAGGTGCTTTTGGTGGTGGAGGTGCCAGACAATCGGGTTTACAAAACTTCATAACAGGAATAGGGGCTTTAGGTTTAGCTGAAGGCGGTGATGTATTTCCAAGAAGAAATGGAGGTATAGGACCAAATGAAGGTACACCGGGCAAAGATAGCGTTAGAGCTATGCTGATGCCGGGTGAATTTGTAATGACAACAGACGCCGTAAGAGGTTTAGGTAATGGAGATCTTAACACTGGCATAAAAAATATGTATAGTGTAATGAGTAAGTTAGAGAAAAAAGGAAAGGCGATGGCATAATGGCTACAGAAGAAGTAATTCAAACCGTTAGGGAAAGTCCTGAAATAGAAGCCTACCGAATAGGTTTATTAGATTCAGCAAAAGATCTTGCTGATCAAGAAATAGATCTGCCTACACTAGATATAGCAGATATGACTGATTTGCAGCTTGCTGCTTTGGCTCAATCTGAAGAGGGCTTAGGAGCTTTTCTACCATATATTGATCAGGCAGGAGCTACACTGGCAGATGCAAGCAAAACAATGGGTGGGGTTGAAGAAGCACTTAGGGCTGGTGCTGGTCCTGTAACAGATGAAATGTTGCAAAGGTATATGAACCCTTATCAACAGGCCATTCAAGATGAGATTAATCGCTCTTATGATATGCAGCTTAACCAAGCAAGAGCTGGTGCCGTAGGTTCAGGTGCTTTTGGTGGTTCAAGAGGTCAAATTGTAGGTTCAGAGGTCGATAGAAACAGAGCGAGTGCTTTAGCCAGATCACAGGCAGAAAATTTTATGCAAGCTCAGGCAGCTGCTGAAAGAGAGTTAGGAAGGCAAACAGCTCTTGGTCAAGGCATAGCAGGCCTTGCAGGTGCTCAAGGTCAACTTGGATTAAGACAAGCTGCCTTAGGTGAGGCTGGACAGAATTTATTACAAAGAGATGTTGAAGGTGCTTTCAAGATGGGCGGCCTTGAACAAGCTTATGATCAAGCAAAATTAGATGCTCAGTATAAAAGTGATTTAGCACAATTATATGAGCCATATCAAAGATTAGGGTTCTTGTCTGATATATATAGCAAGACTCCGACCTCCCAGTCTACTATCACTCAGTCAAGTACACCTAATGTATCACCATTTCAACAATATTTAGGTCTTGGTATCGCTGGATTATCAGCGGCAGCAGGAGCAAACAAAGCGGGGTTATTCGGATGATGAATAGAGCATTATTACAAAGACAAATGTTTCGCAATGGCGGAGCAGCTGGTATGAAAACTATTCCAGCAGATAACACTGGTCTTAAGGCATTAGCTCAAGAGCGACCAGATGTCGTAAGAAAAATGGGTTTCAAACCTATGCAAGAAGGTGGCATGGCTGGAATGCCTGTTCAACCTCAAGAACAAATTGATCCTAATATGTTAGCTGCTACTTTAGGAGATGTAGCACAAGACACAGGGGACTTGGAACAAGCACCGGACTTTCAATCTATGATGAACCAGTTTTCTGGCGAAAATAAATCAGAAGAAGAAAGAAGAGATGATTTGGCAAGTATAGTTGGACCAGAGGACGCGGCTCAAACACCAGATAGTGTTTTGGCTCTTGTCACTCCAGTAGTTCAAATAAGCATGGCAGAAGAGGGCATTGCACCGATGGCTCGCGAGGCAATGGACACACCAGTTGAAGGCGATATGGCTGGCGGAATAATGAGCATGACGGGGGCTGGAAACGAACCACCCGAAAATTTTAAGTATGGCGGTGAGGTTCGCCGCCGTGGAGACGAGGACCCAGTTTTAAAATTTAGTAATGGAGCCGGAGTACCACCTGTTGGTGGCTTTTCAAGAATACCTACGACGGAAGACCGTTTAAATAACTTATTGTTACAAAACATGGCTTTGGCTCAAAACCAAAAAAAGCTTGAAGCTTTGAGTAAATTGCCAAAAGTAACGCCCGCTAGAGATTTAAAAACTATATTTAAAGAAAAGAAAGATTTATACGGTAGTCTACTTGGTGACTCAGAAGAGCAAAAAAGACTAACGCAGGCTCAAATGTTGTTTGACATAGCTAACACAGCTTTGACTTTTGCAGCTCCAATGCCTGGTGAAAAGCCCGGTATGTCCGCTGCTGAAAGACTAGCTATGGCAGCTACTACTACAAAGTTAGCCCCAACAATAGGAGCAAGAGCAGCACAATTATCTGCTGATAAACGTAAGTTAGACCTTGCCGCTTTACAAGCAGCTGAAACCACACAAGCAGCTGAGAAAAAATCAGCCTTAGAATTGCAGAAAAAATTAATAGATAGAAAGAGTAAAACTATTACAGTTGGTGAAGGCCAAAAAGTAATTGATATTGATGGAAACGTGCTTGCAACAGGTCCCTCAAAAAAAAGAGTTTTAAAACCGGGCGATACCCTTTATGACAATGACAATAATTTATTGCTTACGGTTCCGCCTAAACCAAAATTCAGTGTTGTAAAAGGTCAATTAGTTAAAACAACAGAGGATAGTTCAGGTCAAACTAAAAGTGTGGCCATTTTTGGTACACGAACACAAGAGAAACCAAACTTACATAGAATAATATACCCAGCAGGCACAACAGAGATTGTTGACGTAAATAGTGAAAGCGGTTTAAACGCTGTAACTAACGCACCATCGGGTGCTCAGGTTGTTAAAATTGCAGCAGCAAAAACACCAGACCCTACACCAATGTTGTTAACAGGTAGCAACAAAGTTGTAATGAGCTATGATGGCGGTAAATCATATACAGATGATAGTGGACAGAAAGTCGATATAGCTCCGGGCACAGGTTTTGCTATTAGTGCAGACAAGTCTTATGATGTTTATAAATCAGAAAAAGTTAGAGCTGACGCTAAAAAAGCTTTAAACAACATGAAATCTAAAAATTATGAAGTGTTCAGTCAGGGTGTACCAGCAGAGCTAAAAAAAGATTTTGATGAAGTACAGAAAATGGTGCTTGACGGAACGGGTTTTTACTCAAACGTAAGAGCCGGTTTGATGGTAATAGATGGATTTTTACCAGATGCCGTGCAGCTAAAAGACTTCTTCGGTAGCGGCACAGATACAACACAGGCACGACAATATCTTAAAACTATAATAGCTTTAGGAAGATCAGCTCTTGTGAAAAACAACAAGTTTCCAGTTAGAGAGATGGAGTTTGTAAAAGAGTTATTTATAGACCCTGAAACTTTATTAAATGATCCTCAACAAGAATTAACAAAAATTAAAACATTAAGAGATACCTTAATTAAGCAGAAAGCTTTCAACTTATCTAAGTTAGCCTCAGGAGACACAGGTGGCAAAGAAAATGATTTAATAACTAATAATAGTGAAATAGATAGACTTGTCTTCTTGTTAGGTGGATTTGATGTAACATCAGGAGGCGTCTCGTCAAATGTTAACAGAGGTCAAATTTTAAAAAATATAATTAAACCGGTGAATTAATGAGTTTAGAATTAAAACCTGTAATACTAGATCAACCTCAAATTAATGAGTTTTATGAAAATTATGGGGCAGGAGACAACGTAGTAATTGACGGTGTGGATAAGTATATGCCAATCGAAGAGATTATTGCAAGAGACGTTGTATCAAAATCAGTAGTACAATCACCGGGATTATTTACATATGATACCTTAAAAGATGGTACAGCTCCATTTTTTGATCAAGTACCTGAGTTCAAGGCACAAACTCCCGGCCAAAGAAGATTTAAAACAAATGATGAAATTATTAATTTTTTAGCTAGAACATCGCAGGGTGAGGAACTTGAATTTGGCACGATGCTTGAGGGATTTAAAAGAGATATTTTACCACAAGGTTTATCGCTAACAGGAGCTGTGACTGGTGCTAAATTAAGTTCACAAGTTGCAAAAAATATTCCTAGTCCGATTGGTAAGTTTGCAACAGTTGCTGGTGGAACTATATTAGGAGCTTTCGGTGGTTATGAAGGTGGAGAGTTACTAACGTCTCAACTATTTGATGATGAGAAAACTATATTACCGGGAACTCGTAAAGCATACGCCGCTGGTAAAACAGCAGCTGGTGCCTTTGCATGGTTGCCAACACCTTTTTTAATATCAAAAAATGTAGATTTTGGCTCTGCAAAATATTTAGATAATTTAGTAGAAACTTTAAAAAAAGGGCCTTTAACTCCTGCGGATTACAAAAACAAAGACTTAGTAAAAAGTTTGGCTAAAGGCAAAGGACCTAACGTCATACGTTTAATTAACGGTATAGAAAAAATGCTGACTTCATCAAAGAAGTTTGCAGTAAAACGTCCTGTTCCTACTTTAGCAGTTGAAGGACTAGTAGGTGTATCACAAACAGGTTTTGGTGGTTATGCAGAACAGACACAACCGGGCGAAGCATTGCCAAGAATAGGGTATGAGCTTGGTGGATCTATAGTCCCAGGTGTTGCGGGAACTTTACTTATTGATCGTATTGGTGCGATTAAAGATGCTCTTGTTAATATGTTTGGTCGAGCTAAAGCTGCAAA